TCGGGGGTAGGATTGAAATTCCGACCCATAGACTCGCATCAATTGTCCCGCCAGAATAGGTTAGACTTCCCCCGCTGCCCATTATCAGAGCCGCAGTATTGGTACCTCCGGTGAGTCCTGAGAAACTTGTAGTCCCGCCTGATCCACAGGTGGGGCACGAGATCACTCCTGTCGATGAATTGTAAGAGATCGGACTGGTGGCTGATAACGCTCCCTGGGCACGCGCAGCGGTGAAATACAGATTCCCATTCTCCGGCACAATACTCGTGTCGAGAGTTTCCCACGCTTTTAGGCCATTCCATACTTTGGCTGCCGTGCTCCCTGTGATCGCAGGCTCAAACTGTCCCGTAACTGCTGCCAAAACCCGCGCATCCGTGTAGTAGAGATTCGAGGCTTCGGGAACTGCGGACGTATTCAGCGGTGCCCATACGTGATCGCCCCGCAAGTACTCCGTCGAAAGAGTGAAGGGAATGACAGATTGGACGTTCGCCAAGTTGGCGCCAAGGGCTGCCTCAATGGCTTCGATTTCTGCTGTCACTGAATTGTGATACCAACCAGCCACGTAGTTGCTGACGCATCCTGTGCTTACCGTAGCGTTGCACGCTGCTGCAAGATGCGCCGACGCTGTCGTACCGTCAAAGCCTCGGCCATTGACATTTGGGCACAAGGTTGAGGAAGTACCAACCAGGAGTACATTCCCACCAACTCCGCAGATTGAGATCACCTCCGATCCGATGGATGCCAGCATTCCGGGCAACCATCCCGTCCCTGAGTTCAGGACGATTGCGGTGTCACTGCTCGACACGCTTACCGTCAGAGTGGACTGCACGCGATTCCCGGCCACCTTCAGTTGATCGCTGCCGGCCAGGGCATAAGGAAACACCGCCGTCTGCGCATAACAGGCGGAACCTAACAACAGGGTGAGTAGAAGTTTTCGCATGGCTATTGTCCTGGTTGCGATTGCGGCCCTGGTTGCTGAGGCTGAAGGCCGAGGATCGCCGCATTTCTCTGAACGATGACCGCCTTTGAATTCTGAGCGTTCGCCATAAGAGCGGGCGGTACGCCGCCAACCCTGGCGTACTGAGGAGAAAGCGCGATTGCCAGATTGAAGTGGAGCGCTTCTTCCCATCCCTCTGGGAGCGTAATATCATCGGCCACGTTCACGGGAGCTACGAGCGGCGTGTAATAGTCAAGCTCTAGGGTTCCTGGATTGGCTGCGGGAGCCGGGAACACCTCAAGATTGATGAGCGGGAACGCTCCGTCGCATCCGACAGCTTCGGGGAGTATGGAAGTACGCCCGATGACATCCTTTGCTTGCGCGTGAATCGCCTCAAGCGAGAGGATGGAACCGCCATTACGGAACCCGCCGGAGGATGCAGTCCACCCTGTTACTCGAACGACGCGCACACCAGCGTTCAGAGATCCGCCCGCGCCGAGTGTGTAGGCCACCGTTCCAGGAGACAATGGGAATCCTTTGTGGACCGTGAGGTACGCCATCGTCTGTTCAGCGGCCCAACTGGAATACATCTGCTGAAACACAAGGAATGCACTGGCCTGCATGGTCGGGCTGATGATTTCTCCCGGCTGAATGACGCCCAGATCCTCGAATGCTTCGTTAATGATGTCGCCCCACTTTGACATGGCTAGACCTTTCGCGGGCTACGTTTTCGCCCGCGCCTGACGGCGATCTCCTGCGCCTCTTCAGCTTCTTCGGCGCGTTCGGTTATCTCCTGCGCCGATTCTTCAGCGATCTCTGTCGCATCGACCGCGGCGGCATTGTCCCTTATCGCTTGCTCAATCTCGGGTAAGGCCGTATGTGGGATGTATTCTCCGTCCGGGTCCCTGATCTCCGACCAGCCCCCCGCTATAGCCTTGGCACGCTCCTCTGGCCCCCAGACAACTCGGTAGACCTGCACGTCGGCCACGGGATGCCTGCGGTATAACTCACATGGAAACTGCATCTGGTCCTTTCAGGTGCCCTGGGGCGCATGGGCCGCCCCAGGGAATCGAAATAACTACAGCGTTGGGTAGTACAGCCCATCAGCCGGGCTGTACGTCCAACAGGTTACAATCCCCGCAGCACCGGAGGTTGACTTTCCAATGTCGCCGGCGTGGGTTGTCGATGCAGTGCTATCCCAAATGGCGCAGAATCCAGAACCATTGGCCGCTCCTACCGGAACGGTGATTGAGGTCATGGCCGAAGATCCGCTGATATGGAAAAGCGGCCCGCTTGGGACCATCGCAGCGGTAGCAGAACTGACCGCTGTGGTGGCCTGGGCCGGTGCCGACGTGTTGCCGAATCCAGGTACCCACGTGCCCGTGATGCTTGAGCACAACCACTGAAGGCCAGAGTTTGTGTTCACCCATGGGGTAACGAGGATGCTGGTGGAAGTACAGGTTCCTGTCGGGTTGCCCTTATAAAACAGATTGGGAGCGCCCAATAGAACCATGGCACCGGCGGCATGGGCCACCACCTTGCTGGTTGTTCGTTGGACTCTGTATGTCCCGGTTGTATTCGGCGGAGTGAGCCCAAGAACCGTCATTACCTCGCCTTCGACTTGCCCGTAGTCCACAACGAAGAGTTGGGTTCCAACCGTCCCGATGCCGGGCACCGAAACCCCGGTACTGGAGGTCAGAGTGATGTCGCGTGCGCTGGCCGTCATCGCGGCGGCCAGCGTGGTCTGGGTAAGCGTGTTGGCTTGTCCGAAGGCAAGGAAGGCGCTCACCAGAAAAAGTAGTGTCGTGTTTCGGATGATCTTCATGGATCTCCTCTTCAGTACGACGGGTACCAATTCGACGCCGCGTAGTCGTAGGTCCAGCACTGCACCTTGCCCACTATGCCCGTGCTTGCTGTGAGTGGCGAAGCTGTGGTGTAGGCTGCGTCTGGAATGATGCAGAATCCGGCACCGGCTTGAGCGCCCACTGGCATTGTGAAGGATGTAACGGCATTTGTTCCGCTCATGTGGAATAGCGGCCCCGTAGGTAGAACCGCTCCGGCATAAGAGGCCACCAGCGTATTAGGCTGTGCCGGAGCAGTCTTGTTCCCGAACCCAGGAATCCAGGTACTTGTTATGGTCGAACAGAGCCACTGAAGTCCGTTGTTGGTGTTGACCCAGGGAGTCACGGGCGTTGACGCCGTAGTGCAAGATCCAGTCGGGTCGTATTTGTAGAAGTAGTTTGGCGGTCCAAGCAGGACCATGGCGCCGGAAGCGTGAGCCACGGCTTTACTTGGAGAACGCGAAACGCTGAAGATGTAGGAACTGGTCGTGGTTGTACCGATCACGTTCATTACTTCTCCCACGACCTGGCCTATGTCAACAACGAACAGTTGTGTGCCAGTGGTCCCAATGCCGGGAGCGGATACTCCGGTATAGGCCGTAAATTTCACTGTTTTGTCGCTGGCGGTCATTGCGGAGGCCAAGGTGGTCTGGGTCAGAGCCGTCTGCGAGAACGCGCAGAGAGCCGCCAAGAGGCAGAGGATGGTGACGTTTCTCAAGATATTCATATTGGTTCTCCTCGATTCCTTTCCTTGGCACCCTAGCCTTGGATCACGCACGCGAGTTCGCCATACAGTCGAGCGAAGTCGTACAGAACATCGACGCGGTGAATGTGCGTGCGCGTGCGAGCGTCGAACGCTTTGATGAGCGAGAGGGCGATGCCGGTTTCCTCATCGTTGATTTCCGCCACTGTGGCACCTTCTCCGGGGTCCGGTCCAACAATCGGCACCGAGACAAAGGCGAAAGCCTGCTCATGCATCAGGAGGCCCTGATCCCCGGTGACGGCGCTGGCCCCCACGACCGTAATGATGGCGTTGTCAACAGCGCCGCCTGTCACGTTCGCGTACTGGGCATCAACTGTCGCCGGCGTGATTGCCGGGTAAATCGGCAGAGTAGCCATGGCCCCGGAGCTGTCGCTGGTATCGGCCAGTACGGTGAAGCACTGTTGATAGCCCGTGTCCTTTTTGGTCTGCGGATGGACGGAATTGACTCCGCCGATGGTCGCGCTGCTGGCGGAGCCGATGGTGAATTTCGTCCCTTTGGTCAATTGTGATACACCGGCACCCCATCCGTCTGTGTTGAGGTTCATGGTGGCGTTGTTGCCGCCGGCGGCGGTCTGCGGTGTGGCTCCATTGCAGAGAGGCGTGCCGCTGTAGATGCCGTTGCTATGTCGATTGATGGTCTGATCCATCTCGATTTTGTAGCCCATCAAACGGGGAACCATCTCGCCATCTTCTAACTGCTTGCTGATGACGTTCTGCGGGTTGTAGTAGCCCACAGTCCCGTTGATGAACGCGGTGGACATACGCCGGTTGATGATAAGAACCAGGTTCTTCTGTTCCTCGTTCGGAAGCCCCTGAGCGACGAGGTAGTCGCCAGCTTTCAAGTAGCTGTCCTGAGTGGACGGCTGGGTCCCGAGCGTACCGACGTTATTTGCGGTGTTGTCCGCGACGAAGGTTGCGGCTTCCGCGTTGATGGTGGAGGCCAAGGCTACGGCCGCCGGACCAGCGAAGAGATCGT